TGTAGATACTAATTGAGTTGCACCGACAACTGATAGTATCCCACCTACATGAATATAACCAGATACGGAAACATTATCAACAACGCCTACTGAGGCTTCCACACCTGTAAGATTGGAACCATCTCCATAGAATGCCGAGGCACATACTCTGGCGTTTGTAGCTTGTAGATTAGCTCCTACGATAGTTACTGTACCACCGACTACCAGACCACCACTAACAGAGACATCCCCATCAAACGTAGCATTTCCAACTGCTCTAAATAGTCCACCTATACATGCAGAGGTAGCCACATCCAGACGACCACTGACCGATACATCATTCTGGAACTCTGTCTTGGATGTGAATGTACCTGCCCCGGCAACTGCCATAGTGCCACCCACGGATACATTATTCTTAAGTATGGCGGCTCCTACTACCGTGACCGTACTGGCAAAGGTAGCAGCGCCTCCTGTGGAAACTGTACTTTGCAGATGAGCAGCGCCAACCACGGTCACTGTACTACCAAAGTTTGCCGCACCACCTACCGTGACTGTACTCTTGAGATGCGTAGCACCAGCTAATGTGGCAATACCAGCTACATGTAAAGTCCCACCAATTGTTACATTACTTACGGAGATGTTACCTGCAATCGTGGCAGTTACCCCGGTAATATTCGAGCCGTCTCCATAGAATGCACTGGCACATACTTTATCATCTACATGCATATTGCCATCCAGAGATACCGCCCCGGAGACTGCAAACGTACCAGCAACCTTCACCGCATTAGTTGCAACTTGCAAAGCACTATTGGTTCCATCTCCTGTCTGTACATTCACCAGAGAGGTATCAACACCACTATTTGTGGTGCTGGCATTTATCAGCAGAACCTGCTTATATGTTTCTGATATTAACTTACCTGTTACATCTGTCATATTGTATTCCAACTTCTGTTAGCATCATCCCATTTGGTAGTATGAGTTGTTTCTACCAAGGTTGAAGGATTGACGGTTATCCATGTTGCATCCTTATTCCACATAACTCCTCTTCCTCCCAGATGGTCTGATCGGGGATTCTTAATAGCCGGATCATCTCTCACATCTGGTATCTTATTTAGTGGACTATTCTTCAGATCATACTGACCTTCGAAGTCTTCTGGACAAACCAGCATACCGTAACTATTCATACGCATTACCCTGTGCGGGTATACAAACCCACACGTATCACATACAGCTAGGGCATTTTTATTAGTTGCCATTAGACATATCCTAGCTTGGGCACAACATGCATTGAAGCCCTTTCCCGATCTTCCAGCATAGCTCTACTAAGAAGTTCTTCATAGTTACCCTTCAGCATTTGCATTCGTTGTCCCTCTACTCCGGGGCGTTTCATGGACATATAATATGCCAGACCACAAGTAAGCGGAGGGAGGAATCTCTTGGGAAGATCAGCATTCTGTCCAGCAGACTTATCCACATCTTGCAATTCACTTATGATCTCCATTTTAAGAACATCTGTGGAATTCTCAGGAATAGGCCAGACAGACATGGTAGGATTAGAAATACCCCTGCGAATAGAATATTGCATGGGTCTTCCTGTTTGAGTCTTATTAGGAATAAGAAGATACTCTTCAGGAGAGATACGAGTAAGCTGTATATCTGTATCATCCCTTTCTAGAACAACTTCCAGAGCATCAACAGTCGAGGAATCCAGACTATAAGCAGTAACACTGGCAGATACCGTTACACTGGAAACAGAAGTACTCCAGAGAAGAATACCTCTGTTCTGCCAATCTTTCAACATAAGATTAATTGAGCGTCGGGCCGAGGCTGGCTCCTGACCAAGAGTATTCTCTCCCCCAATCATTTCCATTGCTTCTTGGATGACTTCATCTATATCCAGATTAAAATTATATGTACCTGAGACTGCCATTATTTCTTACCGCATTTACACTTCTTACATTTACATCTAGAACAATACTTATCTACCATTATCGACCTACCCTTCGTGTGGCTTTCATATGAGCATCTTTAAAATTATCTCCCTTCTTCATACGATCTTTCATATATGACATATGCTTTGATGTATGCTTACTGGAGTGTGCTTTTAAAGCTTCTTTTTGCCTCAGTGTCAGTGGTTTACTAACCATAACTTATATCCTTCTTAACTTCCTTTTAATTCTCTACGGCGACCACGAATAGCAGGGCGGCTGCGAGGTTTACGAGACTCGGCCTTCGCTTTCTTAGCTTTCTTGATACGTCCACCGTGCTTAAATGGAGCGTCCCAGTCCCAGTCGGAGCCTGAGTAATCAGTATCCCCAAAATCATCAACGAAAGTATAATCATCGCTACCAGTACCAGTATCGCCAAAATCATCAACGAAAGTCCAATCGTCCTTAGTCTCATCCTTCGCCTTGGGCGTCTTCGCCTTCTTCTTATCTGGATCTATCCAAGGATCGGCCTTCTTCTTCTTCGGCTTTTTTATCTTTCCGATAGCAGATAGAACGTCTTTTCCGCCTTTGGCTAGAGAGCTTTTCCTTCCTGTACCGGATGGACGGGAGGGGATTACATCACCTTGGACAGCCACTGGTGCCTTAAAACCCATGCGCCTTGCCTCTATCTTAGCAAGCCTTTCCTCCGCTTCCCTCGCTACCTTTGCTGCAAGCGATTCCTTTGCCATATCAACCTCCTCTTAATTCTGCCCTGTGTCCCCGAAGAGCAGCACGTTTGCGAGACTTAGTCTTCTTTTTGAGTCGCCCGCCCCCCTTTAAATTTAATTCTGGAGCGTCCATATAATCAAAAGCTGCATCACTAGAATCAACGGTCATCTTACCACCCCCAAGCCATTTTGGCAATGTAACTTCTTGTTTGCCTCCTTTAAGGAAGTTGTATCCTCGCTTCTCTTTCTTCGCAGCCGCCGCATCTTTACGCTCTTTCTCTGCCTTCCTACCGACTCCAATACCTCCAACAGGGTCCGAGCGACTAGGAGAACGTGCTAGACGCTTTTTCTCTGCCGCCCTTTCTCTACCGGCTCCAATACCTCCAACAGGGTCCGCTCGACTAGGATAACGTGTCTGACCACCAGCTCCGGGTTTCGGCTTTGCCGCCGCCTTTGGTTTGGCGTCAGCCTTTGGTTTGGCGTTAGCCTTGGGTTTTCCCGCCGCCGCCGGTGTCCTTTTCGCCGCCGGTTTCTTTGGTTTGTCACCACGTAAAGCCGCCACCCCACCAGCAACTATTGGAACTGCTGTCAAGCCACCCACTGCTAGTAGTTGGTTACGCCGTATTCTTTTAGCTTGTTCGGCAACCCTTTTCGCAGTTTGCTTTGCTGCATGTTTCTTAGCTTCTCTATTGGCTGCTCTAGTACCTGCCGCTTTTACTATTTGGGCATGGCGAGGAACTTGGGCCGTTTCACCAGTTTTACGAAAGAGTTCCATAGCCTTCTTTGCTTCTGCTGCTTTTCTGGCTCTAGCTACTCTCCTTTTTAAATTAGCAGCTTCCTTTTTAGCAGCTTTTTTAGCAGCTTCTTTAGCAGCCGAGCCAGTAATTTTCTTAATAGCACCTTTAACGAAAGGTGCTGCTACTTTAGAAGCCACCTTTCCGACTACTGGTCCACCAACCATCGTCAACGCCCCTAGTCCAGTTTTTAGTCGCTGCGCTTTCATCTGTGCTTTAGTTTCTGGTACGTATAATTTAACAATCTTTAAGTCAACTTCATTGGGTTTACGACCCATTTGTTTATCTTTTTTAATATTTCTTTCTGCTCTCCGGTAGCCCTCCATCTTTTGAGAACCTAATTTGTAAGCTTTCCAAGTTTTCAAGCGGGCCTTATCCTGCCAAGTTGCCTTGCCCTCTTTAGCAGATTTAAGTCGCTTTGAAATTTCCTTTTTAGAAGCCATAACTAATCCTCCACTTTAAAAGATTTACCAGTTTGATAATCTTCATCAACAACCACATCTTCAGGCGGTCCTTGTACATCCGGTCCCTTCCGAGCAGCGCCATAGCCCTGACCGGTTGGCTTACCAACTATATCATTAAGCTTGGGAGGATATTGAAGTAATGTATGTGGTCCTTGCATATTATTTTCCCTTCTTCATTTTTTTAATCAGTGACATGAAATTTTTATAGACTATGTATCCAATAAGATAAGCCACAAGAACACCGATAGCTCCCATAATCCAACACTCTAAGGGATTATTTATCGCTTCGGATAGTTTCTCTGTAACGACTACAACTTTATTTTCCATTTAAGCTTTCCTTTTTTTACGAAGACTTTTCAGTGTCTTGGCTAAGTTAGCCTGTCTGCGTGTGGTTGGATTCTTGCTTCGAAGGGCTTTCTTTAATTGAGCCTGTGTTATTTTCTTTCCGGGTTTTACTTTAAGTTTCGCTCGTAAAGCTCCGGGTCGTTTAATAGCTTTCTTAATCCACCCACTTTTACTTTTGCTTTTACGTTTAGTGGGTGGTTTCATAATCTGTTGCCTTACACTTGATCGACTAATCATAAAGAGAAGCTACAAGTTTATTACCATCGGTTTGCTTACTAGAGATACGTTTACCCTGACTCTTCTTATTACCTACTTTACCGCCCTTGGCTCTCATGCGGGCGGCGGTGGTGAACGGATCGACAGTGCGGCCTCCTTTCATCCACGAACGGGGCGGTCCATAATCCTTGGGCCTGTCAATGCCCTGTGCCTTATCACGATCCCTCTGGGACTGGCCCTCGCCTCTGGGTTTCCACCACGGTAGATTGCGTTGAGCAATGGTCAGGTATTTTCTATTGTATTCAGCTACATCGCCTTTACGCCGCAATTCTTCCGGCGA